GGAGGAACCTGCTCAACAGGTATCAATGCAATTTAGTACAGTAACAGGATTCTCTTTAAATAGTAGCCCTCCTGCTACTACTACAAATCCAGGTAATGGTGTTAATATATCATCTACATATACTACCTATCCTAATGGTATTTTAGGTTTTAATATTAGCTTTATTCCTACAACTGCAAATACAAATTATACATTAAGGATTTTCAGGAATGGATCTCAGGTGTTTCAAAGGCAAGATGTACAAAACACTCAATTAATTACTGATAGTGATTTTACTTTAGCATCAGGTACATATACTTTTTCTGTAGGATCTACAGATACTGTAACATTTGGAGCAGGTAATATAAGATTTGAGATAAATGGAGAATTAGGAGGTATAGATGATTTTAGCCAAACAGGATGGACTGATGAATGGAGATCTACAAGCCAAACAATCACAGGTACTACTTTCCAATTTAGAATTAACGAACAAATACCTAAAATGAAAGTTATAGATTTTCTTGTAGGTATATTTAGAATGTTTAATCTTACTGCTTTTGTTAATGAATCAGGTACTATTGTTGTACAAAAATTAGATGATTTTTATGCAGCCTCAACTACTACATACGATATAGATGAGTATGTAGATGTAAAAACAAGTAAGGTAGATGTAGCTTTACCTTTTAAAGAGATACAATTTTCCTATAAAGGCTTGGGTAGTTTTTTAGCAAAACAATTTGAACAGTTAGAAAATACAGGATGGGGTACTATAGATTTTCAAGGAGATTCATCTTTTGATGGGCCAACAGAAACTTATAAAGTAGAATTACCATTTGAGCATTTTCAATATCAAAGGTTAGTAAATGCACAAACTGCAGCTAACACAGATATACAATGGGGATGGTCTGTAAATGATAATCAGGAGGCCTATTATGGATCTCCATTAATATTTTACGCTATTCATCAAAGTAGTGCAACTGCTATATCAGTTAAAATTGCTGAAACTTCTAACATCAGTACCAATGCTTATTGGATTCCTAGTAACAGTAGAGCTATATCATCATCTACCTCAACTGACAATATACATTTCAATTTAGAAACTAATGAATTTACAGGAGGATCTACTTTTACAGGTACACTATTTGAGAATTGTTATAAGACATATATACAAGATGTATTCAATAATGCTAGAAGATTAACTAAAGTAAAAGCTAAACTTCCTTTAAAAATTATATATAATTTAAAATTGAATGATAAAATTTCGTTAAATAATAGAAACTATAGAATTAATAGTATAAAGACAAACTTAATAACAGGAGATAGTAACTTAGAATTATTAAATATAGTATGATAAAAAATATAATAGATTTATTACAAGTTTGCGAAGGAGTAACAGAAAATATAAGAATAGCTCAAGGTAAATATGCTTTACCTACATCACTTAAACAAGCAGTAAAACAAGTTAAAAATGAACTTAAATGGCAGTAGTATCTAAAACATACGAATTAAAAGTATCTACTAAAGATGCTCAAGCTAATGTAGATGAGCTTAACAAATCCTTTGAAGCTCAAGAAGATCTAGTAGCTGATTTAGAAAAAGAACTTGCAGGATATAACAAGAAACTTTCTGAAACAGAGGGTATGTCAGGTAAGGCAATGATGAGAAGAGATGCCTTAAATAAAAAAATTAGAGAAACTAAAAACAGATTAATTGAAGAAAAACAAGGCCTTAAAGATGTAAATAAAGATAGAAAAAGAGCCAATGATACTTTAAAAGAATCAAAGAAAAATGCAGCAGATTATAATGGTGTTCTAGGTTTATTAGATCAGCAAACAGGAGGCCTTATTAGTTCTACTAGGAATATGACTACATCATTTGGAGCTGCAACAAAAGGCTCTAAATTATTAAGGGTAGCAATGTTAGCAGTACCTTTAGTAGCAGTAGCAACAGCAATAGTAGGTATAGCAACTGCATTCACTTCATCAGAAGAAGGTCAAGACAAATTTAGAAAGTTTTTTACACAAATTAAAGTAGTTATAGGTAATGTAACAGATATACTAGCTGATTTTGGAATGGCTTTAATAAAAGTGTTTAAAGGAGATTTCGCAGGAGCTAGGGAATCAATAGATGCAGTAACAGAAGGTATTAAAAACTTTGGAGAAGAAACTAAAAAAGAAATAGGACTAGCAGGAGAACTTTCTGATAAAAGAGCAGAGGCAGATAAATTAGAAAGACAATTATTGATAGATAGAGCAGAGGCTACTAGAAAATTTAATGAGCTTAGAGAGAAGGCAGCAGATAAAGAAAATGTATCTATTGAAGATAGAATAGCAGCCTTAAAAGAAGCAGGTAGAATTGAAGAAGAAATTACACTTAAAGAAATTGAAGCTGCTAAAAAAAGAGCTGATGCTAAGACATTAGAAAACTCACTTAGTAAATCTACAAAAGAAGATCTAGATGAAGAGGCTGCATTGAGAGCTAAGGTAATAGAATTAGAGGCCTCTAGATTAAAGAAACAAAAAACACTTACTGCAGAAATCACTACAAATTTAAGAGAGGCAGAATCTGAAAGGAAAGCAATAGAAGCACAAAAAAAAGCAGATATAAAAGAAGAAGAAAGGTTAGAAAAAGAAGGAGTAAAAAAACTAGCTGATTTTAAAAACCAAGTTAGAGAAGCTACTGCAGTATCAGAAGATGCTAGAAGAGCTTTAGAATTAACTAAGATTGAGGAGCATTATCAGAAACTTTTAGATAATGAATTATTAAATGATGAACAAAGATCACTTCTAGAAGATGCTTTAAGAGAGAAGAAAAAAGAAAAACAAGCTCAGTTTGATGCTGAAGATGATGCAAGGGAAAAAGCTATAGCAGATAAAGCTACTGCTGCAAGAGAAAAAGAATTAGCTGAAGAAGAAAAAATTGAAGCTGCTAAAAGAGCAACAAGAGAAAAAACATTTGACAATGCAGTATTATTAGCAGGAGCAGAAAGTAAAGTAGGTAAAGCATTATTAATAGCAAAACAAATTATGTTAGCTAGGCAGTTAATATTAGATGCTAAAGAACAAATATCTACTGCAAAAAAAGCAGTAACAAATGCTACTGTAAATGCAGCAGAATCAGGAGTTGAATTAGGTAAAGGTGCTGCTAAAGCAGCGAGTGCTGCACCTCCTCCATTTAATATACCTTTTATTTTAAGTTTTGCAGCAACTGCATTTGGTATTGTAAGTGCAATTAAATCAGCAGTAGGAGCTACTAAGAGTGCAGCAGCAACTGCAGGAGCAAGTGCAGGTGGATCTGTAAATATAGATGCTCCTAGTGTATCTGCCTCTGCACCTGCTTTAGATTCAGTACCTCCTGAAGTAACAGGAGTAGGAGGATCAGGTGTAAGTCAAATAGCACAGGCTTTAGGTAGTCAAGCACCTGTACAGGCCTTTGTGGTTAGTAATGATGTAACTACTGCTCAAGGATTAGAGAGAAACATTATAGATGGAGCATCACTATAATACAAAATATAATATAAAAAGCGTTATTTAGTTATGAAGATAGTAGAATTAATATTAGATGAAGATCAAGAGATTACAGGAGTTGAGGCAATCTCAATAGTAGAAAATCCTGCAATAGAAGAAGATTTTATTGCTCTCAAAGATCAAGAAATTAAACTAGCTGAAATTGATAAGAAAAAAAGAATACTATTAGGCCCTCTTCTAATACCTAATAAACCCATATACAGAAAAAATTTAAATGGAGAGTATTATATATATTTTTCTAAAGATACAATAGAAAAAGCATCTCAGCTTTATCTTAAAAATGGTAATCAAAATAATTCTACTTTAGAACATAGCCACGAAATTAATGGATTAACACTTGTAGAAAGTTGGTTAGTAGAAGATGATAAGTTTGATAAATCCAGGAAATATGGTTTTGATGTTCCTGTAGGTACTTGGATGGGTGCAGTAAAAGTAAATAATGAAGAGGTATGGAATGAATATGTAAAATCAGGTAAAGTAAAAGGCTTTAGTATTGAAGGATATTTTGCAGATAAAATGGAGATGCCAAAATCTAACAAAGATGAACTTGCACAAATAGAAGAAGAAGAAGCAGAGTATATGCTTAATATGATTACAGGAATTATTAAGGAGGATGCTAGATATAAGGATGGTAAAAATTTAGTTTTAGAAAGCTATAAAGATTATCCTGCAGCAGTAAAGAATAATGCAAAGAGAGGTATTGAACTTAATAAAAAAGTAAAGAATAAGTGTGCTACAGATGTCGGTAAAATTAGAGCATCTCAATTAGCTCAGGGTAAGCCTATAAGTGAACAAACTATCAAAAGGATGTATTCTTATTTGTCAAGAGCAGAGGAATACTACAATGCAGATGATAAGGAGGCCTGTGGCACAATATCTTATTTACTATGGGGAGGTCTAGCTGCTAAAAGATGGAGTGAATCTAAACTTAAAAAATTAGGTAAACTTAGTTTATATAGTGAAGTAGTCAATGATGAATTTGCAATCATAGATGATAGGTTAGCTTATTCTACAGAAGAGAAGGCTAAAGAGATGGCAGGTAATATTGGGTGTGAAGGAATACACGAACACGAATTAGAAGATAAAACCTGGTATATGCCTTGCGAATATCATAAGAAAGATATGATGTATGATGACAAATGCCCAATGGGATATAAGAAGAAGGATGGTAAATGTGTAAAAAAAAAAGATGAATATGCTGAAGTAGGAGAAAGAGGTGGTATTAGAAAAAGCCCTAAAGCACCAAAATCAGATACTCCTAATAAAAATCCAAAAGGCAAAGGATCAGCTAAAGGAGATGCCTCAACAAGTAGAGGAGCTAAAGTTTCAAAAGCAGATGAAGCTACTTTACAACAAAAGGCAGATGACTTTAATAAAAGATATAAAGATAAATTAGGATATGGTGTAACAGTAGGGCAGCTTAAATCAGTATTTCAAAGAGGTTTAGGTGCTTTTAATGTTTCTCACTCTCCTAAAATTAAATCAGCATCAGCTTGGGCTTTTGCAAGAGTTAATGCTTATATGTATTTAGTTAAAAATGGTAGGCCTCAGAATCCTAAATATACATCAGATAATGATTTGCTACCATCTAAACATCCAAAAAATGATAAATAAAAAAAACTATTGGCCAAGTCGTACAAGCCCTATAGGAGATAGGAGAGCTTGTTACTGTAAAGATAAAAATACATATTCTATTGAGTGTTGTGATGGATCACTATTTGCTCAGGGAATAGGTGTAATTAATAGGATAGCATCCTGAAAATGCAAAATTAAATTTATAAATCGTTAATATAGTAATTATGAAAAGTAGTGATATGCTTAATAAAATCAAAACAATCCTAGACATTCAGGTAAATCTTGAAGATAGGAAATTAGAAAATGGTACAGTAATAACTGCTGAGGCTTTTTCTAAAGGTAAAGAAGTATTCATCAAAACAGATGATGAAAAAGTTAAAATGCCAATCGGATCTTACGAACTTGAATCAGGAGAGGTTTTAGTTGTAAAAGAAGAAGGGTTAATTGATGATCTTACTCAGGCTAAGTTAGAAGAGGAAGATGATCGTAAGGAAGAAGCTGATGTAGCTGATTGGAAAGGTATGGAAAAAAGAATCCAAAATCTTGAAGATGCTATAGCAGATCTTAAAAAAGATAAAGAATCTAATTCTGAAAAAGTAGAAGAAGTTGATACTGAAGAAGAAGAGTTATCTAAAGAAACTAAAGAAATTGAAGTAAAATCAGAAGAAGTTGTAAAAGAAGAACTTTCTCAACCTGCTGCTGAGCCTATTAAACATAGCCCTGAAACTAAATCAGGAGAAAAATTAACAGGATTTCAATTTTCACAAAACAGAAGATCATCTATTAAGGATAGAATCTTTGAAAAATTAAATAATTAATAAATATATATAAAAATGGCTTTAAGTATAACAAGTAATTATGCAGGACAATGGGCAGGTAAGTATATTGCTGCTGCATTACTATCAGGCGATACAATCGCAAAAGGTGGCATTGAGGTAATGCCTAATATTAAATATAAATCAAACATCAGTAAGATGGCAGTATCAGGGATGATTGCTAACAGTTCTTGTGATTTTACATCAGCAGGAAATATAGCTTTAACTGAGAAAGTTCTTCAACCTGAAGAATTCCAGGTAAATAATGAGTTTTGCCTTACTCCCTTCGTGAGTTCGTGGGAGGCAGCAGAGATGGGATTCTCAGCATACGAAAAAATGCCTAAGAAATTTAGTGATTTCCTTATTGGCGAAGTTGCAGCTCAAGTAGCTCAAAAAACTGAGCAATCTATTTGGAATGGTGCTAATGCTACTGCAGGAGAATTTGATGGGTTAGTAACTCTATTCAAGGCAGATGCAGATGTTAGTGATATTACAGGTACAACAGTAATTCATACTAATGTAATTGCAGAGATGGGTAAAGTAGTTGATGCTTGTCCGAATGCAGTTTATGGTAAAGAAGATTTAAAACTATATGTATCTCAAAATGTAGCTAAGGCTTATGTAAGAGCTTTAGGTGGATATTCTATAGGAGTTGGAGCTAATGGTATTGCTGATCAAGGCCAAATGTGGTACAATGGTCAGGGATTATCTTTTGATGGTGTAGAAATTTTCTTAGCACCTGGTCTAAATGATAACCAAATGGTACTAGCTCAAAAAAGCAACTTATACTTTGGTACAGGATTACTTTCAGATCATAACTTAGTTAAAACTCTAGATATGGCAGATCTTGATGGATCTCAAAATGTTAGAGTAATTATGCGATTCACTTCAGGTGTACAGTATGGTTATGGATCAGAAGTAGTTTTATACGATCCAACAGTATAATAATAATAAGAAGGGGTAGATTAATACCCTACCCTTTTTGTTTAACTTTTAAAAAAATAATAATATGGCTTGTACATTAACAACAGGAAGAAAGCTACCTTGTAAAACAGGTTTCGGTGGAATAAAAAAAGTTTATTTTGCAGATTTTGGTACACTAGGAGCAGTTACAATAAATGCTGATGGTACTATTGATGCAATAGCAGGAAGCCCTGTTTGGTTTCAGTTTGATGTAAAAGGTAATTCTTCTTTAGAAAGTACAGTAAACTCTTCAAGAGAAAATGGTACAACTTTCTTTGCACAAACTTTAAACCTTACACTACCATTTTTAGATAATGCTACTCAGCAGGAATTACAACTTATTATAGTTTCTAGGCCTTATGTAGTAGTAGAAGATTACTTAGGAAATCAATTCCTTTGTGGTATAGAAAATGGTATGGAGGTTACAGGTGGAACTATCGTAACAGGAGCTGCAGCAGGAGATCTTTATGGATTTACTCTAACACTAGAGGGCCAAGAAGAAAAAGCACCTGCTTTTGTAGATTCAGGATTAATAACTCCTTCAGCTACTCAAATAGCAGTTAATTAAAATATATCTAATTTTAGTTTAATTTAAGAAAGCACTCTTTTTAGGGTGCTTTTTTATTTTACAAATTAATTTAATTAATTCGTTATATAAGCAATGATTGTACTTACTACTACTGCATCTCAAACACTTAGCGTGATACCAAGAGAATATCTTGGATCATTTACTATAGATGTAAGAGATAATTGGTTAAATAAAAAGTTTAGTTATTTTGAAGATACAGTTACTACAAGTGGGGATTTTATGCAATTCACTAATAGTTATGTAGATGCTAGTGGTAATTCAATATTTAAAGAAGCTAGATTTTATGATTTAGATTTATATGCTGATTTTAATTTTTGGAATACCAATCTAAGTTTATGGCAATTATATGATGAATTGTGGCAAACAGATTCAGATCAAAAACAAAGAATTTATAAAGATAGAATATTCGTAACAGATCAGGATATAGATCAATTAAATGATAATGATCATTATAATATTAATAAGGATAAATACAAAACAAATGATTCCTTTAATAATGAGTATATTGTAATATGAAAAAAAGATTAAGAAACAGTTTAGGACAATTTACAAAACACTCAAAATCTGAAGTTAGTTTTGTTAATTTAAGTAGTTATACTGCTCCTGAAATTAAAGAAGTAGTAAATAAAGATTATGTAGAGTATGGAGAAGATAATAATTATTTTCAATATCTAATAGATAGGTATAATGGATCTCCAACAAACTCTGCAGCTATAAATGGTATATCTCAGCAAATTTATGGTAAAGGTTTAAATGCAACTGATGCAAATAAAAAACCTGAAGAGTATGCAAAAATGCTTACACTTTTAAAACCAAATACAGTAAGAAAATTATCTTATGATCTAAAATTAATGGGCCAATGTGCAGTACAAATTATATACTCTAAGGATAGAAAAAGTATTGCTCAATTAGAGCATTTTCCTATAGAAACATTAAGAGCTGAAAAAGCAAATGATAAAGGAGAAGTAGAGGCATATTATTATTTTAAAGATTGGACTAATATAAAACCTTCAGATGATCCAAGAAGGATTCCTGCTTTTGGTTTTAGTAATGAATCTATTGAGATTATGTATATCCAACCTTACTCTGCAGGATTTTATTATTATACTCCTGTAGATTATCAGGGAGGTATTCAATACTGTTTGCTTGAAGAAGAAATATCTAATTACCATATTAATAATATTCAACAGGGCCTTAGCCCTTCAATGTTAATTAATTTTAACAATGGTATCCCTAATGAAGAAGAGAGAAGATTGTTAGAACATAAGATAGCACAAAAATTTAGTGGATCTAGTAATGCAGGTAAATTTATATTAGCCTTTAATGATAACAGAGAGGCCCAAGCAGAAATTACTCCTGTACAATTATCAGATGCTCATCAGCAGTATCAATTCCTTAGTGAAGAAAGTACAAAGAAGATTATGTTAGCCCATAGAGTAGTTTCTCCAATGCTTTTAGGAATTAAAGATAGTACAGGCTTAGGTAATAATGCAGATGAGATTAAAACTGCTAGTTTGCTTTTTGATAATACTATTATCAGACCATTCCAGGAATTGTTAATAGAACATTTTGATAAGTTATTAGCATTTAATAACATAACCTTAAACCTCTATTTTATTACATTACAACCTTTAGAGTTTACAGAAATTGATACAGAGATACAAGATGATGAAACAGTAGAAGAAGAAACAGGAATTAAACAGGAAGATCTTAGCTCAGATGTAGAAGAGATGACTGATGAAGAAGCTAAAAATGTATTAGGTATTTTAGCTGAGGCAGGAGAGGTAATGTCAGATGATTATGTTTTTGTAGATGAAATTGATAATGATGCAGATATAGATAATGAAGATTGGGCAGATTATTTAATTAGTGAGAAAAAAAGTACACTATCAAAAGTAAGAAATTACTTAGGATTAAAAGATGAAATAGATTCAAGAAAAAATGGTAATGTATTTAGTGTACTAGATTCCCCTAATGGTTTATATAAAATTAGATATACTTATGCTAAAGCATCTGATAAAAAAATGAAGAAAGGCAATAGCTCTAGAGAGTTTTGTGTAAATATGATGAGCCTTGCTAGAAAGGGTATTGTATGGACTATTGAGGATATTGATAGAGCATCAAGAGAAGGTGTTAATAAACAACTAGGCCATAAAAAAAAGAAGTACGATTTGTTCAAATTTAAGGGAGGAGTTTACTGCAGACACGCTTGGAGGCGTAAACTTTATAGATTAAGAGCAAATACTGAGGAATCTAATAATCTAGAAGATTACAAAGCAACTAGAACTATTCCAAAAAGATATGATAGGAATACGCCAGGATCTAAATTGGCAGTTAAGCCTCCTGTAAGGATGCCTAACGAAGGCCACTATCCTGGATGGCAACCAAAAAAGAAAAAAAAGAAATAAGATGGCAGTAGCATTATTTATAAAACCTGATGATGTATTAAGAAATTCCATAATGGATGGAAATATTGATGTAGATAAATATATACAATTTATAAAATTATCTCAACAGATAGACATACAAAACATAATAGGTACTTCGTTATATAACAAGATAAGTAGTTTGATTACTTCAGGAGATATAGATCTAAGTGATAATGCTAAATACAAAACATTATTAAATGATTATATAGCTCCAATGTTAATATGGTATTCGCAAGTAAATATTATTCCATTTATTGCATATCAGATAAGGAATGGAGGGATTTTTAAACACTCATCAGATACTGCAGAAACAGTATCAAAAAATGAAGTAGATTATTTAGTAGAGAAAGCTAGAACAAATGCTGAATGGTATCAAAGGAGATTTCAATCTTATATGGATTTTAATCAAAGTAATTATCCTGAGTTTACCAATAACACAAATGATCAGATCTCTCCAACAAATGAATCTACCTTTAATGGATGGGTATTATGAAATATAAACCAAAAAAGAATAACATAGAGAAGTTAAAGACATTCTTAAATGAAAAAAGAAATAAAAATATAAAGAAAAAAAATGGCAAGTTTATTTAACACTAAAATATCAAATACTTATGTCGGACTTATAAAAATGTCTGATAATTTAGTTCTAAGCTCCTCTTTAAGAGAAATATCTGATGGATCAGGTAATGGATCAGGTATTCATATAAACAATGCAGGAGATCTTAAAGTAACTAATATATTAGAGTTTGGTAGCTTAAAAGATACAGGAGAAAATATAACCATATCAAAATTTGTAGATGAGGCTGATGGAATATCAAACAATGATAATGATACAAGTATTCCTACCTCAGCAGCAGTAGTAGATTATGTAGCTGCTAGAATAACTTTAGAAGATTTAGATTTTAGAGGAGATGATGCTAGTGTTTTAGGATCAATAGATTTAGATTCACAAACATTCGCAATAGTAGGTACATCAAACGAAATAGAAACATCTACCTCTGCAGGTAGTCAGCAATTACAAATAGGTTTACCTGATAATGTTACAATCGGTGGTAATTTACAAGTTAATGGACTGTTAAAGGGTAATAATAACATAGTAATTAAAGATACATCAGATAGAACAATGGCTGCTTTTTATGGTGGTGGTAAAGCTGAGTTGTACTTTAATAATAGTAAGAAATTTGAAACAACAAGTGATGGTGCTACTGTAACAGGTGGACTTACTGCAACAGGTGGTTCAGTATTTACAGGTGCTACATTTAGTAGTGATGTTGATTTTGCAGATAGTGCTAAAGCAAGATTTGGTGCAGGAAATGATTTAAGAATTTATCACGATGGTACAGATTCATTAATAAGAAATTATACAGGTAATTTATATATTGCAAATAAATCAGATGACAAAGATATATTTTTTCAATCTGATGATGGCTCAGGTGGAGATGCTACTTATTTTCAATTAGATGGTACTAATGTAAGAACTTTAGTAAGTAAAAATGTAAATTTAAAAGATAATGTATTACTACAAATAGGAGATTCACAAGATTTAAGATTATATCATAATTCTACTCATAGTTATATTTCTCAAGCAGGAGTAGGTACTTTATATATACAAACAGAAGTAGATGATGGTGATATAGTGTTCGTATCAGATGATGGTACTGGTGGAGTAGCTGAATATTTTAGAGTTGATGGTGCTTTTCAAAGAAGTATTTTTACAAAACATAGTTGGCATCTTGATAGTGTATCAGCTTATTTTGGCAGCTCATCTGATTTAAAAATTAATCACGATAGCTCAAATTCAAATATTGTAAATGAAACAGGCAATATACTAATTGAACAAAAAGCAAATGATGGAGATATTATATTTTATAGTGATGATGGTTCAGGTAATGTAGCTCAATATTTTAGAGTTGATGGGGGAGAAGTTTTAACTCAGTTTAGTAAAAAAACTAGACACATAGACAATGTTCAAGCAACTTTTGGAACAGGTGAAGATTTATTAATATACCACAATGGTACTAATAGTTTTATTCAAGATATAGGCACAGGAAATCTATATATAGATGCAACAAGTTCAGTTATATTTAGAGATTATGGTTCTGCTGAAGAAATGGCAAAATTTATTAATGATGGTGCAGTAGAACTTTACTACGATAATGCAAAGAAATTTGAAACTACCTCAACAGGTGTTCAAATACATTCTAATATTAATATGAATGATAATGGGCATTTATATTTTGGTGCAAGTAATGATTTAGATATTTATCACGATGGTTCTCATAGTTATATAAAAGCAAACGGAACAGGAGATTTATATGTTCAAAATGATACCGATGATGTTGTAATACAGGGTGCTGATGATGTATTTATTTATACACAGGGGGGAGAAGATGCTATAATAGCAAGAGGAGATGGCTCTGTATCGTTATTTTATGATGCAGTTAAGAAGCTAGAAACAAAAAATGGTGGGGTAGATATTTTAGGAACTTTAGATGCAACAGGTAATATATCAGTTTCAAACGCTTCTCCAACTTTAACCTTAACAGATACAGATAATTCAAATGATATAACTTTTAATTCAGTTGGTGGTGCTTTAGTTTTAAATTCTACATCTGACCAAGTTTTTCAAATTGGTGGTGTAGAAAAATTTAGAGTAGGAAGTACAACTGCTACATTTGCAGGAAGTTTGACAATAGCACAAGATTTAACTGTTAATGGTACAACTACAACTGTAAATACAGAAACACTTGCAGTAGAAGATCCTTTAATCTCAATGGCTAAAGACAATTCAGCTAATTCAGTTGATATTGGTTTTTATGGTAGGTATAATGATGGCTCAAATAGATATTTAGGATTGTTTTCTGATGCTTCTGATTCTAATACATTTAATTTATTTAAAGGAACAACAACTGAACCTACAACAACAGTTGATAAAACTGCAACAGGATTTGATTATGCTAATTTAATTTTAGGAAATGCTTATATAAGCCAATATTTATATCACTTTGGAGATGCAAATACCTATTTAGAATTTGCAGGTGCAGACAATATAAAATTAGTTGCAGGTGGTAAACAATTTTTACACGCACACGATAATGGAAGTTTATATTTATCTTCTAATAATTCAACTGCTTTAACTTTAGACACCTCTCAAAATGCTACATTTGCAGGAGATATATCTTTAGCAGATAGTAAATATTTATATTTAGGTACATCAAACGATTTACAACTTTATCACGATGGTACAGATAGTTATATAAGCAATACTCAAAATGAAGGACATTTAATTATACAAAATGGTGCTAATGATAAAGATGTTGTCTTTAAATGTGATAATGGCGATGGAGGACTTGAAACATATTTTTATTTAGATGGCTCATCTGCTGAAGCAGGTGCAGGTGCAGCAAGATATACAATATTTCCTACTGATAGTTATTTAACTTTTGGCGATAATAAATATTTAGAAATGTTTTGGTCTACAAATGGGGTTATCAGAAATCACTCAGGAGATTTATTTATAGATAATTACGCTGATAATAGTGATATTAAATTTAGAAGTGATGATGGAACTGGCTCTCAAACCGAATATTTTAGAGTTGATGGTGGTTCTGAAAAAGTAATAGCTTCTAAAAACTTTGCATTTACAGATAATGTAAAAGCTGAATTTGGAGATTCAGGAGATTTACAAATATTTCACGATGGTAGCAACTCATATATCACAGAGGGTGGAACAGGAGTTTTAGCAATACAAACCAATGGCACAGAAATACAATTAAATTCAACAGGTGGAGAATATCTTGCTCGTTTTATTCCTGATAGTACTGTAAAATTATATTATGACAATGTGCAAAGATTTCAAACAACAAGCACAGGTATAGAAGTTAGTGGTACTGCTTCAACTTTTGCAGGAAGTGTTAGTATTAGCCACTCATCAGGAGATAGTTTAACATTAACCAAAGGCACAACAGAGCCATCATTAAGGTTTGAGGGAGATACAGATAAAGATTTTTGTTTAACTATTTCTGGAGAAACTTTTACAGTTACTCAAAATGATGGTGCTACTGATATTTTAACTTTAGACCACGATACAAAAAATGCAACTTTTGGAGGTGGTATTGGTATAGGTGGTGCAACTGTAGCTAATAGTTATGGGATAGAAATAACAGCTACAAGTGGTAATATAATTAGAAGCACAAGAGGTACTTCTGTTTTTGCAGCTTATCAATCAAATAATTCTGATGTTTATTTAGGAACTACATCTGCCAATACATTTAAAATAATAACAAATGATGCAACTGCAGTAACAATAGGGTCAGATAAAAATGCAGAATTTGCAGGAACTATTACTGTTAATGGAAATGCAACTAACCTAATAGATGGAATACAAACAAATACAAGCAATACTGCTGTAAGTGCAAAAACAGGAACTTTGAGGTTAAATTATGCAGGTGGCTCAGCAGCAGGAGATTATGGTGCATCTCTTTTATTTACTCAAAGATGGCATTCAGGAACAGCAAGTGATATTGTAATGGGTCAAATAGCAGGTGTAAAAGTTGAAGGGGATGGTAATTTTGGTGGTGGATTAGCATTTTTCACTGGTAATAATACAGGCAATGATTTAGTAGAGAGAATGAGGATTGACAATGATGGTTTCGTAGGCATTGGTGCAACTGTTCCGGAAAAAATGGTACATATTAAAGGAGCTACAGGTGATGCAACACCTCAAGTACTTGTACAAAATAGTAGTACTGGAGATGCTTCTATAATGTATAATGTATCAGGTCAAAGCTATATAATGGGTATTGACTATGATGATAGTAAAAAATTCAAAATTGCTGGCTCAGGAGCTTTAGGAACAACAGATTTAATAACTGTTCTTAGTTCAGGTGCGTTAGGGGTTGGAACTATTAATCCTGCTGAAAAAGTTGAAATTAATGGCTCAATGAAGCTAGGGAATATGAAATTCCAAAATGCAACTGGTGGGCGAATAGGATTTAATAGAAATACTGCTGATGGTGCAATATATGATAATAGTTATAGTGCTTTCCAAATTAATGGAGCTACAGCAAGTATTGATTATTTAGATTTTCAAGCATATAGTTCGGCAGGAGCATATGCAGGTGGTTTTGTTTTAACAGGAACTGGAAAAATTGGAGTAAACAATAATTCTCCTGGTGTTCGGTTTGAAATTGGAAAAAATGATAGCGAAGTAGAAGTTTTAGGTGTAAGATATTCAACTGTACCTGCTTATATTTCTTCTAGTTTTGATGGAACTTATGCTTTAAGTACATTTTCAACTAATCAATCCT